ATTTTGACGATTATCGAAATTCTAGAAAGGCGAGCAAATGGCGACTGACGCAATTAGTTATGACAAAGCCGAATTGCGTGCCATTCTGCGATCGTTCAAAGCAATGGACGAAGAAGCAACGCAACAAGCAAAACAAGCCACCAGCGAACTTGCCGAATACGTTCGCGGCAAAATCATTGCAACGGCTAATCAATCCACCAACCGCGTTGCGCCAAAAATTGCCCAGGGTTCAAAGGTTTCAAAGTCATCAAAAATTGGTGAGATTTCATTTGGTTTTGCTGCACAAAAATTAAGCGGCGGGGGTACAACTCAACAGGTTTGGGGCGGTTATGAATTTGGTTCAAATCGCTATAAGCAATTTCCAGTGTGGTCAGGGCGCGAGGGTCGCGGGTCACGCGGCTGGTTTATCTATCCGACACTACGAAGCGCACAACCTGAGATCATCAAAAAATGGGAAGAATCATTTTCAAAAATAGTTAGGAAGTACGACTGATGGCTGGTAGTCGCACCCTTAAACTTTCCATTCTTGGAGACGTTGACAACCTTAACAAATCGCTGAAGACCGCTTCAGGCGACGTTGATTCATTTGGTGACAAGGTTGGCAAGGCAGGCGTTGCAATCGGTAAAGCCTTCGCCGCAGCTGCTGCCGCCGCTGGTGCTGCTGCAATTGCAATTGGTATCGAAGGCGTAAAGGCTGCAATAGCCGACGAAAAAGCGCAGACACAATTGGCACTTGCGTTGGAAAATGCAACGGGTGCAACACAGGCACAAATCAAGGCAACTGAAGATTCAATTCTTCAAATGTCACTTGCAACAGGTGTGGCTGACGACGAACTACGCCCGGCACTTGGTCGACTAGTTAGATCGACGGGCGACATTACAAAGGCGCAAGATTTACTTTCAACCGCCTTGGACATCAGCGCGGCAACGGGCAAGCCAGTCGAAGCAATTGCAAATTCACTTGCCAAGGCTTATGACGGCAACACCGCTGCCCTGGGTAAATTAGGCGTTGGGTTATCTACTGCCGAATTGAAAACAATGTCATTTGAGCAGGTTCAGGGTCGTTTGACTGAATTGTTTGGTGGCGCAGCAGCAAGAAATGCTGACACATACGCGGGACAGATCGCACGCGTTCAGGTTGCCTTCGACGAAGCGAAAGAGACATTGGGCACGGCATTGTTGCCAATCCTGGACAAACTATTGAAATTCATCAATGAAAACGCATTGCCAGCAATCCAGGCATTTTCAGCAGCGTTCAGCCTGACCGAAGGCGACGGGTTTGGCAAGGTAATCACCGACGTTGGCATGACCTTGAAAAAAACATTTACGCCAATCATTGAAGGCGTGAAGTCGGTATTCGATAGCGTCAAGACCGCCGTCATGAATAGCAAGGACGAATTCAAAGCATTTTGGGACGTGGTCAAATTCATTGCGCCGTTGGTTGGCAAGGCAATTGGCGATTCATTGAAGGTTGTTGGCGACATTGCCGAATTGGTTATCACGATCATTGCCAAAGTTTTGGGTGCGATCAAACCGTTGTTGAACACTGCCATTGACGGAATTAACTTAATCATCAAGGGATACAACGCGGTGCAGTGGGGCAAGGACGTTCCACTCATTCCAAAAATTGGTGGCGGTTCGGGTTCGACGGCGACGGGCGCATTGGGTAATTTCTCCATGTCAACGGGTACAGTTTCAACGCCTAGCGTTTCGGCAGTTACAACAACGGCGGGAACAACTACAACAGGCGGTGGCACAACATCAAGCGGAATTGCAACTGCTGCAAGAGTTGCTGCGTCAGCTGCAAGCAGTGTCGTTTCAAGCAATTTCAACCCTGGTTCATTTCGTATGGCTGAAGCCGCTTCAATGGGCACAACGATCAACTTGACCGTAACGGGTGCATTCGACAAGGAAGGCACTGCCCGCACAATTGTTGAAACCTTGAACGATTCGTATTACAGGGGCACGGGTGGTGCAGGAAGCCTTCAAATAGCATGACGCAATGGTCACCCGTTTGGAAGGTTGAAATCGACGGGGTTGAATACACCGACGCGGTTTTGGCAAACCTGACCATTCAAAGCGGTCGGACAAACATCTACGAGCAGGCGCAGGCTGGCTATACCAACATTCAATTGATCGACGTGAACCAGGTTGCAATCCCTGTCAACATCAATTCAAGCATTTCGATTCAGGTCAAAAACACGTCAAACACATTTGTGCCAATTTTCGGCGGTAACGTCGTGGACATTGGTTTGGAAGTGCGTGACGTAGGTTCGACCATGTTCACGCAGACTTACAACATCACGGCATTGGGCGCGCTGGCGCGTTTGCCAAAAGCCTTGACAAATGGCGTACTTTCAAAGGCGTTCGACGGCACACAGATTTACACAATTCTTTCAGCCTTATTGCTTAACACTTGGGCAGATACGCCTGGGGCAATTACTTGGGCAACTTTCAATCCGACGACAACCTGGGCAAATGCTGGTAATACTGGTTTGGGCGAAATAGATCGTCCAGGCGATTACGAATTAGCAGCGCGTTCAAGCAATCGCACCGACGTTTATTCATTGGTTTCAGCACTGGCGACTTCAGGGCTGGGGTACATTTACGAGGACGCACAAGGGCGCATTTCCTATGCTGACGCGACCCACCGCAGCCAATACCTTTCAAATAACGGTTATGTTCAAGTAACCGCTAACCAAGCACGCGCGGCAGGTTTGCGTATTGCAACCCGCGCAGGCGACGTTCGAAACAATTTGACAATCAAATACGGTGCAACCAGCAGCGCAGAAAAATCTGCCAGCGACGCAACTTCAATTTTGAATTACGGCACACTTTCCCAAATCATTACGACGACACTTCACAACGCAGCTGACGCGGAAGATCAGGCAGACTTTTACCTAGCACTGAGAAAAGACCCCCAAGCAATTTTTCAAGAAATTACCTATGACCTGACAAATCCTGAAGTGGACAATTCTGACCGTGACAATCTGATCAGTGTTTTCATGGGTTTGCCATTATCAATCAGCGACCTACCGTCAAACATGGGGTCGATCTTCCAGGGCTTCGTCGAGGGCTGGACATTCCGCGCGGGTTATAACACCCTTTCGGTTTCGCTTAATCTTTCGCCCGTTGCTTATTCCTTGCAGGCATTGCAATGGAACGAAATTTCCAACACATTTACCTGGTCGGGCGTGTCGCCAACACTTGACTGGGCGCGTGCAACAATTATCACTTAACGAAGGAGAGACAAATTACAAATCCCACAACCCCCTTTTCGTGGCAAATGCCGACGGCGAGTGACCTTGTAACGGACTTGCCCGCAGATTTCGAAACATTTGGTCAAGCCGTTGCCACTTCAATGGCTGACTTGCTTGGTGGCACAACTGGACAGATTCTTGCGAAAAATTCAAACACTGACATGGATTTCGTTTGGATAGCCAACGATCAAGGCGACATTACTGGAATCACGGCTTCATCACCGTTGACAGGCGGTGGCACTAGCGGTGCAATCACAGTTGGAATTCAAGACGGAACAACTAGCCAAAAAGGCGCGGTGCAATTAGAGAATTCAACATCAAGCACATCAACAACAACGGCGGCAGTGCCTGCGTCAGTTAAATCAGCCTATGATCTTGCCGCAGCCGCAACACCAAAATTAGTCACATTTCAAGCACAAACTGGAACGACTTACACATTGGTTTTATCTGACGCAGACAAATTAGTCACGACTTCAAATGCGTCTGCAATCACAGTGACAATTCCACCGTCAGTTTTTTCAACTGGTCAACAGATTAACGTTCAAAGCATTGGCGTAGGTTTAACATCTTTTGCAGCTGGTGCGGGTGTGACAATCACATCAACTGGCGCAACCGCTGCTGCACCAGTGCTTCGTTCACGTTATTCTGCTTGCACAATTATTTGCACGGGTTCAAACACATTTACCGTGATCGGTGATTTAAGTTAATGACACCAATTTTAGGAATTGTCGCTTCTAGCCGCTTGGGCAAACCAGTCGTAACAGGTGGCACGCTTTACACATCAGGTGCTTACAATTACCGCGTTTTTACTTCTAGTGGAACGCTGGGAATTTCAGGCGCTTCATTAACCGCAGACGTTCTTGTGATCTCGGGTGGCGCGGGTGGTGGTTGTGACATTGGTGGTGGTGGCGGTGCAGGTGGCGTTTTGGGATTTAGTGCGCAGACACTAACCGTTGGAAATAAAACAATTACAGTCGGTGCGGGTGGCGCACAACAAACAACCGCGGGTGGACAAGGCAATGACGGAAATGCGTCTGAACTTGTGGGGCTTACATCACCAACAAAAGGCGGTGGTGGCGGTGGTTACAACGTTTCGCCTGGTACGGGTCGCAATGGTGGTTCAGGTGGCGGTTCAACGTTTTATTTAGGCAGTGCAAATTTTGGCGGCACTGGTGTTTCGGGACAAGGTTTTGACGGTGGTCGTGCTTTACAAAATGCCACATCAAACACGGGCGGTGGCGGTGGTGGTGCAGGTGCGGTTGGCACAAACGGAACTGCTGCAAACGGTGTTGCTGGTGGTATTGGTACGGATAACGTAACAAATTGGGGAAGCCTGACGACATTGTTTTCAGTCACGGGATTAGGTTCAGGCGGATACATTGCAGGCGGTGGCGGTTCTAGCGGTAATTCAGGTGGCGCAGGTGGCGCGGGTGGTGGTGGCGCGGGTGGGCCATTTGGCGGAAGCGCACCAGCCAGCGCAGGTTCAGCAGCAACGGCAAACACAGGTTCAGGTGGTGGTGCTGGTGGTAACTATGGTGGATACGGTGGCGCTGGTGGTTCAGGCGTTGTTGTCGTGAGGTATGCAGTATGAGCCATTGGGCAGAATTAGACGAAAACAACATTGTTATTCGCGTACTTGTTGGGGATAACAACGAACCCGACGAAGGTGAAGCATTTATGAATTCACTTGGCGGGACGTGGGTGAAAACTTCATACAACAACAACATTCGAAAAAATTTTGCTGGCGTTGGAATGTCTTATGATCAGCAACGCGACGCATTTATCCCAATCAAATGCCACGACGAAGCAACATTGAACGAAACAACTGCGCAATGGAATTGCGAGAATGAGGCGCACAATGTCACTTTATCCTGACGGTACAAATGCACGGTTGATCGAAGTCGCAGCAGCTGAAGTCGGCACAATTGAAGAAAGCGACAACCTGACAAAGTACGGCAAATTTACAAAGGCAGACGGTTTGCCCTGGTGTGGCAGTTTCGTCAATTGGTGTGCAGCCCAGGCAGGTGTGAAGATTCATTCAGTCGTCAGCACTGCAATCGGTGCGCATAAATTCAAAGAGATCCAACGCTGGTCAGGCATGCCACAACTAGGCTACCTGGCATTTATGGACTTTCCACATGACGGCGTTGATCGAATTTCACACATTGGAATTGTGGTCGGCTTGATCGACACAAAGACATGTTTGACGATCGAAGGCAACACCAGCGGGACAGGCGACCAGCGCAATGGCGGCATGGTAATGGTGAAGGTTCGATCATACGGTGAAGGCAAGGAAATCGTCGGTTTTGGTATTCCAAAATTTGTGCCGTACAAGGGAGAATTTCCAAAGGTTGAAATGCCAAAGTTAGCAACGAAGCCAACAAAGGAGAAAAAATGGAACAAGCCAAAGCCCTAGCAGCGTCATGGGCGCGCTCATTTATGGCGGCAGCACTTGCCTTATACATGGCGGGCGTGACAGACCCTAAGACCCTTGCAATGGCAGGTGCAGCAGCAGTCGCACCAGTCATTTTGCGTTGGTTAAATCCAAACGACAAAGCCTTCGGTTCTACGGGGAAGTGAACCGCAGATTCGCAGCGGCATGGTTGGCTTGGGCACTTGCGCTAACCATGTCCGCTTGCGGGTATCAGGGGTGGACACGCTATGAATGCCAAGAATTCGACAACTGGGGTAAAGCGCATTGCCAAAAACCGCAATGTCTCCCCACTGGAACATGCACTGACGACCTACTTGGAATTGAATCGCAACAGACCCGCACGCCGTAAGTCGCCCGAAGAAATCCACGCGCAGCTGATCTTGATAATTGGTTCAACCCTTGCAGCCGTGTTTTTGGTTGTCACCGTTGGCATTACTTACGCATTGATTTTCGTCACCCAACCAGTCAGCGCGCAAGCACCCAATGACGCAGCATTTATTGATCTATTGAAAACCCTGGCAATTTTCTTGACTGGTTCATTGGGCGGGGTACTTGCGGGCAATGGACTGAAATCAAAGCCGAAGCCGCAAGACACGCCGACAAACACGCAAGGTTCTTGACCGCGCGCCGATCATGCGTCACCCTGAGTTCAGGTGGTAGTCCTACCGCCAAGAATCGGGAGAATTCAAAATGGTACTTGATCTACTAGACCCGCAAACGCTGGGTCGTTTGGTGCTTGTCGTCATTCTTATGGTGATTTCAGCCGCTGCGGGATACGCAAAAGGCTTCAAAGAAGGCAAGCGCGAAGGCATGGCACGACGTAAGGCAATGGTTCGTCACATGGCAAACAAGGCGGTCAAATAATGGCTGGCTTCCTGGACAACTATGAAGACGTTGCAACACGAATCAAACGTTTTTGGGAGACACACCCTTCAGGGCGTATCGAAAACAACATTGTTGAATTCAATGCTGAAAAGGGTTTTATTCTAGTTCAGACCCAAATCTTCAAAGAGTACGAAGACGAAAAGCCTTCGGCGATCGATTACGCATTCGGCAACGTCGCAACATACAACGTCCAAATGAAAAAATTCTTTTGCGAAGATACGGTCACAAGCAGCATTGGACGTGCCATTGGTCTTTTGCTTGGTACAGATAAGCGACCAACGCGCCAGGACATGGAAAAGGTAGAAACAATCAGCACAACCGTTGCCAAATCAACGGCTGACGACTATGACCCGTGGACAAAGAAGTTTGGTGACGTGCCTAGTTACAAGACCGCAGCTGAAGCCGAACAGTCAGGAATTCCGTCATTGGGTTCATCAATGGACGAAGTGGCAAAACAACT